ACAAACCTTACACCTCGGTTATAAAGACCCGCCAAGCCCGTTTTCGTGCCTTTGAAAAACGCGATTTTGATCGTCATTATTCACCTGTGTAAGTTTCAGGCCAGCCAGTTTTGTAATCGTAGTTTGCAGGATCGCTAGATGCGTCCAATGCTGCTTTGTGTTCTGCTGCTTTTGCAAATAACGCAGCATCTTGCGCAGCACCAGCCGCGAAGATTTGACCCGCTAATGTTTGCGTCATTGGGATATAGCCGTTATCCAGCGTTTTCCATGTCGTGCCTGCTGGAATGTTTGCGCCCATCATGACTAAAGAAATGTATTGCGTACGACTCAAGAGGTTTGAGTGATACCAATGCGCACCGACCTTAAAACCGCCCTCATTTACCAAGTTATCGCGATAGGCTTTGATTTCCTCCCATTTCCGCGCCTTGATGGTTTCTGGTGACTCTGCGCGTGATGCTTCAAACTCTGCGATTTCCTCGGCTGTCATTTCAACTTGCTCGCCATTTACGATTTTATGCATTATTTTTTTCTCCCGTAAAGTCTGAACGTGCCAGATGTTATATTGCCGCTAGACATCTGGAACCTGATCGCATTTACTGCTGCTGCTGCGTTTCTAAATGCAACCGATGAAGATAGCGTTTGCCAATTTGAAGCTTCCGTTGATTGCCCTTGCGCCCTAACATTACATCTAGTCGATGCGCTTGGCGTTGTTATGTAGGCGGTTCCAGAGTAGCCTTCTCTTGTGTTGGAAATCGGCGACGATATTTCAATCGATGTCCCTGCCATTGCCGTGGAAGTCACTGATGCATTTGTGACAGAAAGAAGAGTGCCGACATAACTGCCGCCAGTAGTCGCGTAAGTTGCACCATTATCTGCGCTTGTTTGGCACAGTAAAGAAACAGAATTTGTAGCTGGTATTGCGTTGTATATCTCGACCATATAAAGGTCATAAGTTGAAGATAAGCCTGTAAAAGCGATTGATGCGCTACCCGATGCAGCAGATGACGTAATCAGAACCCAATCACCAATCGACTTGGCTGCATCTGCGTATGCTGTCGTAGCTGCTAGTGTGGAATTATTGTTTGCTGATTGCGTTGGAAAATTATGCGAACCTGACCACGTTTGACCAGTGATTGCGCCTTTTGCATTAATTTGCGTCTGAATCGCGCTTGTTACACCGTCCAAGTATGAGATTTCAACATCTGACACATTGCCAAATGAGACTGTGCTTGGAAATGTATGCGTACCAGTCCACGTCTGACCAGTGATCGCACCTTTTGAGTTAATCTGCGTCTGAATTGCTGACGTTACACCATCAACATAATTCAATTCTGTATGCGTTGGCGTAACAGCGCCAGCAACATTCGGAAAAGTCGTTTTTATGGTCGATTTAATCAGCCTGATATGATCGTCAGCCGTGGTCTTTTGATCTGACCCAAGCGGATTTGTTGCGACCAAATCACTTATATACGTACCAGTTTCTAAGCCCATCAATATCTCCGTGGTCTAATCTGTAAAGAGCCGCTGGTTGGCTGCCCCTTGCGTTCTGCGTATCGTTTAATGCTGTCAATCAAAGGCGTGACAAGCATCATCAATTTTTGCTCTAATTCCGAATCTCGGCTGTATCGTGCCGCTTCTAAACTCGATGCGTACAAGTACAAATCCTGCGCATTTTCCAATAGCCAATTCGTTGTATTGGTATCGCTTAATGCTTCAATTTTTGGCGTGTAAAATAACGTGTAAGCCTGACCTGTTGACGTGCCAAATAATCTGAGCTTGTTATTCTCTAGCGCGTAATACTTTGGCGCTGTCATCGTGTAATCTACTGGCTGTGATCCATAATCTAGATCGTATTCAGTGCCTAAGTAATTACACGTCACCCGCACAACTTCGCCAAAGTCAGCAGGTAAATCAGCGTATTGCCCCGTAGTCGTGCCAGTGACCGAAACGCGCAAATCTTTAATGTTCAACTCGCGGAATAATGCCGCCTCTGCACGTTCGATAAATTGCGGAATAGTCGCTGTCAAATCTGACCGATGCAGAAAGTCAGCAATTGCCGTTTTCAGTTCTGAATAGGTCATTTTAGGAACTTATCAAAGGTGACAAATAGTGGATTTTGGCGAAGATAATTTAGCAAATACTTGTTTCGTTCTTCGACATTGGTAATCTTGAGCGCGTCTTGGTAGATCGCCATTGGAACCGTGCCTACGCGAGTGCCTAAACCTTCTTTCCATCGATCGCCAGCAGTCACCGCCCGCGCTTCTGCCGCTTCTTTCAATAGTGGCGCAGCATCAAACGTGCGCTTATTTACAACTTGATCGCCATCAAAGATGATCTGTGTTCTCGTACCGAAAGCATCAACGCCTTCGTCAATCGAGAATGAACCTACGTGTGAATCCATTGTTTTCTCCAGCGCTTCACAGCGTTAAGAAGGGCGACCGAAGCCGCCCCTATTGCTAAGCTAAGTCCTACCCACCGGTTAAATCTGAAATCTTGCCCTGTGCTGCTGGACTACGAACAGCCAAAGTACAGTCAGCAGTAATCAAGATGCGCTCACTGTCACCAGTTTTCGCCAATGCGGATTCCTTGATGCCGTCCAAGAAAGCCACATCGATGTAGTCAGTGTTCAAGATGAATGCATCTGTCGAGCCTGCCATCATGTAATGTGGGACGATATTGATTGCGCCAAAGTCACCCATATACACGTCAGCACCAACGATGATCGCGCCTTGCTGTGTTTTCTTGTTCAAGTCGAGTCGGTTTGTGGCAATACCTGTGAAGGCAGAGAACACAACTTTATGCGCTGGACTCAAGAAGATTTCACCTGGCTGCGTACCGCTGTTTGTGAAGATCGATTGTTGAACAGTCGAAACTTGCGCAGCAGTCAATGCGCGACCTGTGCCAGATGTTGGTGCAGTAGTTGGAGCGCCAGCAGTCCACGCAGCAGTAGAACCGCCAGAACCGTGTGAAGTGTTCGTAACGCACTGAACAGCCAAGCCGCCCATTTTGCCAGCAACAGAAGTCGTTGCCGCAACCGCTGGATTGAGAGAAACCGCTGTTTTCTCAATGTCGCGCTTGAGTTCTGTCATGGCTTTGGCTTTTAAGTAGCCTAATTCCATGCCGCGACCTGCTTTCTTAATCAAGTTAGCGCGACGAGAAACACCGATGACCTTTGTCAAGATTTGGCAATGATTGCCTAGGCGTTGTGTTGCTGTTTGTGATTGTAAAGTCGCGTCGTCACCGTCAATCGCTGCATTGGTGGAGACTGGAGCCGCTAAGCTATCAACCTGCCATTCATGAAATACGCTTGTTGCTGTGACTTTGCCTGCTGCCGATGTGATCGGGGTTTCTGTTGGGGACACTTGAAAAATCTTGTCGATCAAGTCCTCGCGGTTACCTTTAACCGATGCGGCTTGAAATAATTGTGCTGGAACTGCCATGGTATGACTCCTAAATTAAGATAAATATGCTGCCAAATCCGTGAGCTTTGCCCTGCCAGATTTGAACTTTTGTTCAATGGCTTTTGATTTCGGGTTGGCGTTGTTTGTTTGTTTGCTTGGCAATCGAGGTGCAGCGTCAGCTTTCTTAGTGACTTCTGCTTTCTTTGCCTGTAATTCACGATAAGCGGCTGCGTCTCTCATTAGGAGCACTGCGCGATGATCGTAGATGTTTGCTAGTTCCTCTTGCGAGAACCCGTAATTTTTTGATGTGTTTGAGAAGATGTTTTCGAGTGCTGGTCGATCAATCTTCGCTGCCTGTAATTGGCTCCACGCATTGTCAAAAGCCTGCTTCTTTGCCATAGCTTGCTGCTCAGCTTGCATCGCTTGCGCTTGCTGTCTTTCCGCTTGAATCTGTTGATCTAGCGAGTTGATATAGGCGTTTATTTGCTTTTGGCGTTGCTGCTCTGCGACCCATTCCGCTGGATCAGTTTGCGCAAGTAATGCTAGCTCTTGCTCCGACTTAATCCCCGCCATGTTCACAATCGCTGCTCGCGTGAGTTCCGCTTGATGCAGGTATTGGCTTTGAATTTCTTGATGTTTCGTTTGAAGCATCTGGACGGCTTGATTTTCTCGCTCGGCTAGCGCTTGCGTCTTGCGAGTGTAATCTGCCTGTCTTTGGTAGCCCTTGACCAGTTCAGTCTCAGGTACTTCCTCAACTACTTCAGAACCATCGTCAGCCTTAATGGTGACCTTTAATTTGCGTTCAGGTGCAGGCTCTTCTTCTTCGGCTTCTTCTTCCTCAGAATCATCATCTGTCTGATCGTTTGCTTCCTCTTCGGTGTCGATTTCTTCGGTCGATTCGTCAGCGTTAATTTGTTCGTCATCTTCTCCCGCTGGTTCCTGTTCAGGAGTGTCAGCCAAAAATGACGCTAAATC